AAGTGTTTATTGATAATGACTTTCCCAAGATTTTAGGTGCGGAACTTTACCGTCCCCACCCTGCGTATATCGCAGAAATGGCAGTCGAGCCTGTGGTCGTTCACGACTTCACTCGTCAGCCTGGCCAAACTGTTCAGTTAGACCGCTATAAGTTCTGGGGTACCCCTGGTACTAAGGACAGCCGTGAGCGCATTGCCGACCAAACAATCGGTACTGCCAACAGCCGTAACATCACCAAGGAAAAAGTTCTGGTGGTGCTTAAGGAATACACGGGTCCTGCGGATCCGGGTGATCCGACCCAGCCTAGCACTTTTAAGATTGCCCGAGAGACTTTAATCACGGCTCAGCGCCTGCTGCTGGACTCTGGGAACCTTAATATGTTCCACCAGTCCATCGGTAGCCTGACGCTGCTTGATGACTACCGTCGTTGGCGCGACCGCGTCTTCATTGACGAACTTGCCAAAGCCGAAGCTAACGGTGCTGCTTCTACAACCCAAGGTGGTTACTACTTCCCTGGCGGCAAAACCAAAGATTCCTCTGGTCGCATTGGCTATACCGCCACTGAGTATGGCAACGATCTGCAACAGTTCCAGGTGCGTACTGACCTGCTGACCGTTGTTAAGGACCTGCGTAAGCGTAATACCCCAACGTTTGCCGATGGTCTGTATCGCTGCATCTGCGATCCTACTTTCATGATGCACCTGCGTCGTGACCCAGACTTCCGCGAAATTGCTCGCTACGCTGGTAATCCTGGCCAAGGCATGTACATGGGCAATCCCATGATGCCTAACAACGCCAGCTTCTACATGGGTCCCCAGGCTGGCCAAGGCTATTTCCTGGCTGGCGAACCTGTGATGCCTACAGGCGTGCAGTTTGAAGGTGTGAAGTTCTACGAATCGACCAACTTCCCGATCAAGAACGTCACTGCTGCCTTTGATGCTGGCACCGGCAACAACTATACTTCCAAGGAAGTGGCACAAGGCTTCTTCTTTGGCCCTCAGTCGGTTGGTGTTGGTATTGGCGGCCCGAATGCGCAGGTTCTGATCAACAATAACGACGATTTCAGCCGCTTTATCATCCTGATTTGGCAACTGTACGCTGGTTTCGAAATCCTGAACAAAGATTTCGTCACAACCGCATACAGCTTTGTGCAAGATGACGGCACAATCTGATAATTAACCTATTAGCAAAACATAGGAAAAGATAAATGACCTATCTGTCTTCAAAAAAAATCTACCCAGGCAACTGGGCAGAGCCGCTTAACGGTTGGTACAAAAATATTGATGCCGACTATGCTGGTGTTGTTGACGGTTCCAAGGGTGGCCCTACTTCGGTTCTGGCTATCCCTGGTTACCGCTACTTCCAGCAGCGTGGTTACGTACCTGTCACCGCTACTTCTGGTGCCGGCGCCGTTTCTTCGGGTAATGTGATTGTTCCTTCCCCTTATCGGCAGGATGACACTCGCCCTGACATCACCGGTATGGTGATCTCCGGTAGCAGCGCACTTCCTGCATACGTGTATCGTGCCACCATCTCGGTTGCTTCTGGCTGGGGCGACGGTCGTGTTGCTTCTGGTATCTATGCTGCCACTGGTAATGTTATTACCTTCTGCACAGGCCTGACTTCGACTGGCACTGTTGGCGAAGCAGTTGCACAAGCAAACCTGGTTAGCACTACTTCTGGCGAACAAGCTGGCGAAATCTTCTTCGTTGGTAGCACTGCTGGTTACAGCTCCAACCCCTTTATTACGGTGACTGGTGCTACGGGTGTTACTCCGGACGTAGCTTACAAATCCCTGACAAGTGCTGCCACCTATAAGGTGCTGGCCCGTGGGTCGCAAACTGCTACAACCTCTTCCGGTGGCTGGTACATCTCCAGTGGTGATGCCAATGCCGGCCGCACTGGTTACTTCGTGGTTGAAGTGTGCTACATCCAACCTGATGTTGCACCTGGCTACGAAGATATCGATGGCTACCTCCTTGGTCGCACTGTTAGCTGATTGAGTTAAACTAGGACCAGACAATAACTGGTCCTATGACAACTCTTTCCCATGCGCTGCTTTATCAGCACAAAAAAACAGGTGCACGCGTCAAGGTTGTAAGCGAGTGGGATAATGGCGATTGGTACATGGTCGAAGATCAAGACGGTCGCCTTTTCACTGCTTACAAAACTGAACTTGCCCCTGATGAAGATGCAACCAAAAAGGTTAAAACTCTTCAAGTAAAAGATAAAGCAGCACAAGAAGAGCCGCGTACATTCCCGCCCGATCACCGTTTGAATATCAACTCAGCTACCGCACAGATGATCGCTGATCATATTAAAGGTATTGGGTTGAAAACGGCACGAGAGATTAAAGATCTTCAGATGTCCTTATCGGGTGAAAGGTTTAATAATCTCGAACAACTCAAACAAATCAAACGAGTTGATTGGGACTCGGTAATGGCGGCAGATTTGATTCGTGTATAATTACTTCGGTAGAAGAAGGTATGACCCCTGGGAAACCAGGGGTTTTTATTTTAGAATTGTAAATAAAACTATACATGGCCGAAAGATCAATTGTTGATATTGGTAAGTTCCTACAAAAGTATGGTTTAAACGTTGGCGAAAATCCTCAGTTCGGTGGTGTTACAGGAGGACACTCTCCTACTGGATACCACCCAACCGGGGAAGCAATTGATGTGCGTGATTGGCGGCCCGATAATGCACCCGCTTATGCAGGAGGTAAGCCAATCCCCTGGAAACAGCGCACAGGTGAACTATCGTGGCGTGCAAAAAAACTTGGTTTATTTAATGAGGCGTTGGGCCCTGGGGATCCAGGGCATGACACTCACGTACACTTGGCACTATCTGGTAAAAAATTCATTACAGATCCCCAGCTAGAGTGGTTAGCTACAGGTAGAACAAAAAATACAGAAGGCCAGTTAACTGACATAATGCCTGGCGCCATGCAGCCAGTACCTCCGCAACAAACTAATGCAGCAAACCTGTCTGTGAATAATTTGCTTAATGCAGTTGCATTAGGGATGCAACTTAATTATCAACAGCAACCAAGTGTAGAAGATCAAATGCGATCAAAGTTTCTTGGTGAACTGCTTGCGCCACGCCAAAGTTTGGCAAAGCAATTCCTTGGAAGTTATCTTGCTAAAGAATTAGTTTAATTTATTGCATTTATAATGAAAACACTAGGCGATTTGGAGTAAAACGTGCACCTCTCTGATTTCGATAAGAGCCGTGTGCGTTACCACCTTGGCTACTTCACCGTTTCTGTTCCAGCGGGCGATTATGCTCGCCTGGAAGAAGCGATGAATACAGTCCCTGATTCGTACTTTTACGACAAGATTATTATTCAAATCGGTCGTTGCGATACAGCGGAAAAGAAAACAGAAGTTGCCACTTCTCCTTCTACTCGTTTGGAAAGCATTGCTGGTGACGTTGATCGTACAATTAGATCTAGCAATGCCAAAGAAGCGCTAAAAGTTTGGGATGAGATTTATCTCTACGAAACCAATCGTTTAGCTGGCATCCTTTACGTTCCCAACTACAAGGATCCACTCCAGGCAAGGTATCGTTACGAGCGTTCTGGCGCTGAATTTATCCAGGCATTACCTGGACCCGCTGATACTGCAGTGGGATCACGCATTTATTTACATCAGGTTTGGCGGTAATCATGCTTCCTTTTCTTGGACCGGCTTTACAAGGTGCTCGTGTAATTGGCGGTGCATCTCAATTGGGTCGTTATGCTTTGGGATTAGGCTCTTTACTTGGGGCTGGCTTAACTGCTGATACGGCTCGTCGTTCAAATAGCGTAGGTAGTATTCCCCCCAGGGATAAAACGGGCGAATCTTATCGAGATGCTGAGCTTCGTTTGAGTGCTGCTGCTCGTGCTGCTGGTGGCCCAGCTGCTGGTGGTGGATTTGGAGGAGGTAATGCAGCTAGTTTCATTCCTTATGCAAGCAGCGGTTTTTCTGGCGGCGGCACCCCAGCGGCAGAGCGTGCATACCAATCGGAAGCATCTCGTGTTGCTCAGATGACAGCGCAAAACCCAGATCTTCAGCGTTACGAAACTGCACGTGCAGCTGCTGCAAAGTCTGGTGATCAAAGCAAAATGGATTCTGCACGGGACATTGGTATGCAGATCTGGGCCCAACGCAATCCAACCCTTGCTGCAAAAGTTAAGTCCGGTCAATCTGGATATGATGCAATCCAAGGTGTACTAAATGCAGGGCAAATGGGTGCCCCCATTGACTTGCCATTCAATACATCAAATCCATTAAGCACTACACCAGTACCAGCAACAGCTGAATATGGCAGCACCAGACCAGCGCAATTACCCTCTGGTGCAGCATTGCCAACTAATACATTTGGTAACGTGCGTCCAGGTATGTTTCAAACCTTTTTAAACCAAACACCACTGCAAGTTTCTCCACTTGGTGACACTGGTTCTTTGGGTCAAGTTGGTTACGGCGGATCTGTTGCACCTATTGGTGGCCTGTTAACAGACGAGGCATTTAAAACAGATAAAGCACGCCAAATGGCTGAGATGTACAAAAATGCATTACTAAGTGGAGTAAAATAAAAAATCCTGGCATTGCATTGCATTGCATGTAAGCCCAGCCAGCTGGATAACAGATCAATGATCTATGGAGACCAGCGCTGTTGCTTTAAACCAATGATTCTCTGCCCTAAATTTGTTAAACGAACCTTG